CCCAGCGTCACATGGCGGTGATTGGATTGCATCAAATATTAGGTGTATATGCAAAAATTGCGAAAGTGCAGAAAAAAAAGCCCTTGTTTTGCAAAACAAAATATTGCGAAAAAAGTCTAAATTATCAAGGCGGGTGAGGGAACATGTGGCATCCTTCCACGGGGGGAAATGTGCAATATGCAAATCAACAGACAGCAGAAAGGGCGGTATGCACATTGACCACATTATACCAATATCAAGGGGCGGGGGCGATGAAATAGAAAACTTGCAGCTTTTGTGCAAAAAATGTAATGATACGAAGGGGGCAATGCTTCCGATACTCCAAAACAGAACATTGGCAAACCATCAAAAAACACGGCCAATGATAGCCGATTTAGCCACAAAATAGCCCCATTTTTCACTACGTAAAATATCCATTTTGCGAAGTAAAAACAAGAATAACCAATAATTTAGCCTAACGTTGGCTAATATCCGACTTTTGCCGATAAATGACCCCGATTCACCCAACAAAAAAGCCCCTCGCATTGAGAGGCTTTTTTGTTTATTCTGTCAGCCAAATCCACAGCGCATCAATATCGCTGTGCGGCGCGGTGGCGTATTCGTAATATTCTAGCCAATTCATGGTTAAGCCTCCTTAGTTATTCGTCAGCCTTAGCACATTGTCAAAAGCCACTGACCCTTTTTCATAAAATCGCAATGCCTCAACTAATTGAGTAATTGCATTTTGTTGCACACACGCCCGCACCAGATTCCTCGCCTGAACTAGCACATTATCCCCCGCCCTGACGCGGCTGCTGATGTCAGTAGATAAATCATTCTTAAGCGTTTCAAAGCTGTTAGAGTTTTGAAATGTAGCGCACTCAAGCAGCGCATTAACCAAGTCGTTTTCGTTAATATGCAAACCACTATTGCTACGAGTTCGCAACGTACCTGTGGCGCGCGTCGGATTGACCACCTCGCCCCTGATAATTCCCAAAAGCAGGGCGGTTGTTTCATCAGCGGGGCGATTCAATATCATGGCCTCCACCACATGCGCCAAATTATCTAGCTTGTCTTTCACCATGCCAAATGCTTTTTCAGGCTTGCCTGATTTGAAATAATTGACCCACTCCTCCACTTCGGCCAGTAACTTTTCAATGACTTCAATTTGCCGCCGATTGATAGCGTTGGCCTCCGCCAATTGCCGCGCCGATTCTGCCTCGGATTCAGCTTTGGCGATGGTGGCACGCGTTAGCTCGGCCTGTTGCGCTAATTCTTTTAGTCGCAAAAGATTAGCCTGCGTCTGTTGAGCAACCAATGATTGAAGTAGCTCCTCGGCGGTTGGCGGAGGGGCGGGGGTGGATATGGGATTATCAGGCATGGCGGGTCTATCCTTGAGCGGGGGCTATCATGGTTTGGATAGCACGCTCATAAATGCTATTTATTCGCTGTAATTCTTTTTGAGCCTCCAGCAAAGCAATTTCGTTTTGCTCATATTGGGTGATGTCAGTACCATCGGCCTGAACACCCTCAAAAATATCGCCGTTCCAATAAATGGTAATGCCCCATAGGACTTGCTTAACTTCACCCGTTGCCGTCACGATGCGAAATTCCCAATTTGGCTCTTCTTTGCGCTTCACCATAAATGACCACCGCCCAAATTGTGCCTTGAGCCGTTGATGGTCGCCTGGGTGAACAATGTCTAACCACGTTTTACGCAGGCACTCCGCTTGCGACAGGCCGAGGATGCGCTTACAAGCGGGATTGGCGTAGGTGATGCGCCAATCGGCGGATACTTGCAAGATAAGGTTATGGGTATGCTCAATGAGCTTGCTGTACTTAGAATCTAAATCAATATATTTATCCAATAGCTGCTTGAGTGTGGTAATGTCTGTGCCAACAATCGCCACGCCCACCCCATGCAGGATTCTTCTATCAAGTTTGTAGAAAATCGTATCTTTATGGCGGCTATCAAAAATCCTAAATTCGCTAACACCACCCGTTTCGCCGAGTTGCAACATGCGGTCAGTATCAACCCGTAACTTTTGCAACTCATTCACATCAGGCACTAGCGAATCGAGGGACATACCGAGCATGGCCGTTGGCTCAAGGCCAAATGCTTCACCCATTGCCTCATTGACGAAAATAAGCCGCAAATCTTTATCAATCACAAAAATCGGATTATGGGGCGTATCAATCACATCTCGCAACATGTCACGGTCATGCGCCAAATTCATGACCTGTTGTTGTAATTGCTCAATTTGTTGCGTTTGCTTAAAGTCACGCAACTCTAGTGATTTAATGGTACTTGAGTACCGTTTAATGACCACCAAGCACGCCGTTATTGCAATCAAAAAAAGCAATATAACGGCGTTGGTTATCATAAATTCCTAATTCCCCCCACATCTCCAAACTATATTAAACATTTGTTATTTTGCCTCATTCGATAATTCAAAAGCCCCCAATTGACCCAAATGGCCTTTTTTGCCCCTGCTCACGCGCTAACTTATTGAAGGCTGAAGCCGTTGCGTCAATCTGGTCATCATGCTTGCCGAAGGGAAACTCGGCTAATTCATTCAGATATTCAGCGTTCCAGCTCCCGCGCACCAGCCGCACATTGCCCGCTTCGGCTTGGCTGGCGAGGGGTTCAGCCCGCCCCGCTTTATCCCCCGTTGATGTTTCAGCCCGCACCGTAAAGCCTGACAAATTACGAATTGAAGACTCCGCCGATTCTTTGCCGCCTGACCCTGGCTCTTGCTCCATCCAAATGGACACCAGCTGGCCGTATTTTTGTTGGTCTAATTCAGCCGTTTGGCGCATAATGACCTCGCGCTGATGCGCCGACCATTGCCCCCGCACCATGTCTTCAATGTAAACCAATCGCCCATGATACGCCACCAGCGCCCCTACCGTATAATCGCCTTTATCTTGAGAGGCCGCTTTATCCCACCACCTAATGCGCTTGGCCTGAGCAGGGGCTTCGCCCACAATGACAAACCAATCGCGCTTAAACATGCCGCCCTCGCGTGGGGTGGGGTTTTGTTGAAACAGGGACTCGAAGCCGCGCGGGTCGGGGGCGCGTTGCTCGGCGAGGGTTTCTAGGGGGAATTGTTCAGGCCACAGAGCTTCGCCGATTTGACGTGGGTCATTGGGGGTGCTGTCATCAACCTTAATCGCGGGAAATATCACCACCTCCCATTGGCTGGCTTTTGGCTCATTGCGGGCTAATTCCAACAATCGCCCTGCAATGTCGTCATGATGCCAACGGGTGAGGGTAATGAGAACGCGGGCGTGTTGGCCTGAAATGCGGGTCATAAAGTCTTTTGAAAACCACGCCCAAGTGCTATCCCTAATCACCTTAGAATGGCTATCGGCTGCAGATTTGATGGGGTCATCCACAATCCCCACATCAAATCGCTTGCCCGTAATATTGCCCCCGACTCCTGCGGCCACGTAACGCCCCCGATGATTCACGATTTCAAATATATCTGAGTTGCGAAGATAAGTGTTATCAGAAACCGTCCTGATATTTTTGCCACTCAAGGTGGTTTCAGGGAATAACTCGGCGTATTCGTCAGAGGCAATAATTTTTTGGCAATCGCGGTTAAAATCGCTGGCTAAACTATGCGTGTGTGAAGTGGCGATAACTCGAATGTCGGGATTTTGCCCCAAAATGAAACAGGGTAAGCGGCGCGAAACTAATTCAGACTTACCATGACCAGGTGGCATAAAAACCATCAGCCGCTTAATTTTGCCTGCGGCAAACTCATCCAATTTACTCGCCAGGTAAGCGTGAAACCAAGCCGTGCGATACTCTGGATTCGTATATTGAGTAAAATTAATGAGCTTGCGCCGCGCGAGTTCCCGCCGCACCTGTTGGCGCATCAGGGGGAGTTGGCTAGGGGCTAAGGGCAAGGAAGTATTCATAATGAAAAAACGCAAAGCGGGTCACATTATCGAATGTGACCCGCTTGGGTGAGACTCAAAGTTTTTTGGCCGAATATTAGAGACTATTATAGCACAAAATAAATAAAGTCATATAGGTAGTTTTGATTTGCCGTTTTTATTAAAAAGTTCCAATAGAACCAAGTGGCCTTATTTTTTCATCATGCCGTGTTAGCTTATTAAAACTTCCCGCCGAAGTATCCACTTGGTCATCATGTCGGCCTGACGGGAAGGCCACCATCTCCTCAATATAATCTTGATTCCAACTCCCCTTGAGTAACCTTACATTACCCGCGTGGCACTGCGCCGCAAAGGGCAAGGCGCGCACCTCCTTGCTGCCT